CAAAACCATTGATATTTACCACTATCAAGCATTTATAGCAGGCGCAGAGTTTGCCGCCTCATCTGTAAAGGGAATGCAGTGGGTTGACATTGTACACGGAGAATTAACGCCGCCAGCCGATACTCCCATGATCTTTGAAATGTCAGACGGCGAAGTTTATAAAGGTATTTATCATGAAGATTGCGGCAATTGGTGGGTGTCAATAAGAGCAGAAGGTAGCTCTGAATTTGACAGGGAAAATTTCAGCCTTACTGATTTCACCCGCTATTTGTACGAAGGATAGGGAGCAATGGATACCAGAAACTAAAAACAAAACCATGAAATACATTTTAATATTAATTCTGTTTATCAGTTGTAAGCCTTTGCCAAAAAGTGAATTTCAACTTACCGGTGGGTGTTGGCTACATACTGAAAATCACGGACCTATTGAATGCAACCCGTGGCTTTTAGAATTTCGCACTAAAGGATGGTACGGTTCAATTGACTTTAACGAAAAAGAAAAAAACGACTTTTTAAAATATATGGGTCAGTTGGACAGGTCCGGGAATATATATACCAACAAATATAGTCTGTTAAAAATGCGGAGAAGCTACCAGCTTACCCAAAAAAGCACAGGCGTCACCTTCTCATTTACCGAAAATCAGCGCCTGCATATTAAAATAGTTGGCGCCCAAAATCATTGAATGGATACCAGGGGAGGGAATTGAGAAATAAAGCAAAAATAAATTGTAGCTTTGGAAATAACATTTTAATCCATAAACAGGATTCAATGTCAGAAAATAAGCTCTCCGATAAGCAGAAGCGATTCTGTGACCATTACCTGATTTCATTTAATGCCACCCAGTCGGCAATCAAGGCCGGTTACTCCAAAAAGACAGCCCATTCCATCGGCTCAGAGAACCTTATAAAACCGGAGATTCAGAAATATCTACAGTCAAAAAAAGAAAAGATTGCCAAAAAACTGGAAATCAGCCAAGAAAGAACCATGCTCGAAATGGCCCGTATTTCCTTTTCAAGTGTTTTGAATCTCTATAACGAGGACGGCACATTTAAGCCCATCCACGAACTTGATGACAACACGGCGGCAGCCATACAATCACTTGAACTGAATGAGGATGGCGAAATAATCAAAATTAAATTATGGGACAAGAATAAGCCAATGGAGATGCTGGGCAAGCATTTTAAAATATATGCCGATATCACCCCGGTAGTTGTCAACAATACGTTTGACATAGGTAGTCTATCGGCCGAAGATCTGAAACAACTGCTGGCACTAAAGAAAAAAGCAGGCAAATGAACGACGTTTTAGCATTATTGGAAGTGCCAGCAATAGAAATACAAAAAAAGCTCTTTGCACTACGGGATTTTGATTTCATAGCTATCACAGACAGGGGTACGAATTACAAGCAGGCCGAAGCCTTGGAGGCGCTACTATCCGGAAATTACACTGAAATACTATATGGCGGTGCAGCCGGCGGCGCAAAGAGTTGGACAGGGGCTGCATGGCTTACGTTTATGTGTGAATGCTACCCAGGTACCCGGTGGTTTATCGGGCGCGATGCGCTTAACAAAATAAAGGAATCAACGCTGGTTACCCTGATGAAGGTTTTCCGGGCCTATGGCATTGAGGGGGCAAAATATATTGAGAAAGATAATTGCATTCTGTTCCCCAACGCCAGCCGCATTGACTTTCTGGACCTGAAGTTTTACCCACAGGATAAGCTCTATGAAAGATTTGGATCGCTTGAATTTACCGGTGGTTGGATAGAAGAGGCGGGAGAGGTTCATTTTGGGGCTTTCGATGTGCTCAAAACAAGGATAGGTCGACACATGAATGATAAGTACGGACTTAAGCCGGTTTTGTTTATCACTTGTAACCCGAAAAAGAACTGGCTTTATTACGAATTCTTTGTTCCCTGGAAAACCAAAACGCTTGATGCCAAAAAGAAATTTATACAAGCTTTCATACAAGATAATCCGGCCATTGAATCAGGGTATTTACAGCAGCTACAGTCTCAGAAAAGCGTGGCACAAAAAGAAAGATTATTAAACGGTAACTGGGATTACGATGATGATCCAACCACCCTTTGTGATTTTGATTCGATTTTAGACGCGTTCACCAATGACTTTGTATCTGATGGCGAAAAAAGAATAAGTGCGGATTTAGCCATGAAAGGCCGTGATAAGTTTATTGCCGGCGCATGGTCAGGCTTAATTGTTAGGGTGGCAATTGATAAGGCTATTTCCACCGGCGCTGAAATAGAGGCTGATTTAAAAAAATTGATGATTACTGAACAGGTACCGCGCAGCAGAACGGTGGTAGATAGTGATGGGCTTGGATCTTACCTTGAAAGCTACTTGGTGGGTATTAAAGAATTTCACGGTGGTGCGGTTGCCGACGATAGCAAAGAGTATGGAAATCTGAAAAGTGAATGCGGGTATAAACTTGCTGAGGTTTTTAATAAGCGGCTGATAAAAATCATCTGCACAGAAGAACAAAAACAATTGATAATTGAAGAAATGGGAGTGCTTAAAGCTAAAGATATTGATGCCGATGAAAAGCGTAAGCAGATAATTAAAAAAGAGGATATGAAAATACTCCTTGGCAGATCGCCCGATTATCTGGATATGTTGCTTATGGGAATGATTTTTTATAAAGGGACTCAAAAAAGTAATCTTAAATCACAACTCGGTAATTTCCGTTAAAACAACCAACTATGACACCCTCAACAAGGTTTTTAATTTATCTGCTGCTGACATCGGTAATTGCTGTAATCCTTATTTACACGGGGCACGCAGAATTATTTTACATCTACACTGCGGTCAGCGCCGTGTTTTTAACCCAACGTTTAATTGACCTGATAAAATAATAACTATGACGATTCAACAGTTAATACTTCTGATGGAGAATGACATGAATAAGTGTCTGCAGTTCTGCGAAGCGCATGCGCCAGTAAAAAACGTCTATGATAATACAGACTCTGTCGACCCGCTTAAGCAATATGAACCCCGCTTGCATGATATCATGGACACCGCCAAGCGCATGGATAAAGTAATTAATAACGAGTCGGGGCAGATGGAAAGCCTGGTAAAAGTTGCCCGGCTACCAATGCCGGTGCAAAAGAAGATAGTCCTTACATCGGCAGCTTTCCTCGGTAAACCTACCCTTGAAGCAAATGCGGATACTGATCAGGAGAAAAACCTGCTGCAGGTGGTCAAGGACACGTGGACAGCGAACAAGCTGGATTACAAATTCAAGACCATCGCCAAAATAACCATGAGTGAAAAGGCGTGCGCTGAACTGTGGTATACCAAAGATGTTGATGAGTCTTACCCAGAAGGCTACCCATTGGACTCAAAGATGCGGTTAAGCATGAAAATACTGGCCCGGTCAAAAGGGGATAGCCTATATCCGGTGTTCGATGAATACGGCAACATGATTGCCTTTGGTCGAGGGTATTATTCTATTGATGAAAATGCACTAAAGATTCAACATTTTGACGTTTATACAGCCGATGAAATATTCTACAGTAAACAGGTAGCGGGCAGTTGGCTATGGGCTGCACTCGGGCCTGATAATATGCTGGTATATGATGGGAATTTTAGCAGCATCAAAAATCCAATAGGCAAAATACCCGTTATCTACTACTGGCAGCCGCAGGCTGAGTGGACAGATGTACAGCGGTTGATCGAACGTCTGGAAACAAAACTTTCCAACCTGGCAGATACGAACGATTATTTCGACAGCCCGATAATAAAGGCTTCCGGGCATACCATATCATTCAGTAAGAAAGGGGAAAGCGGTAAGTTATTGGAGTTGGAAAACGGCGCCGATGTATCTTACCTGACATGGGACCAGACGCCGGCAGCCATGAAAATGGAAATTGACGAGCTAAAATCATCTATCTATAGCTATACCCATACCCCCGACATCTCTTTTGAAAAACTGATGGGCTTGGGCTATTTCTCCAATGTGGCCCTTCAGACCTTATTCAGTGACGCGCATTTTAAGGCCGCTGACAAGGAGGAAATATTCGGCGAGGGATTACAAAGGAGGATTAATTTAATAAAAAAGGCCATATCCGTATTGGACAGCAGCTTGTCTGCGGGGTTATCACTGGATATTAAGCCGAAATTCAATTATTACCTGCCCAAAAACATCACAGAGGAAATCGATCGTTTGGGCACAGCGGTGGGGGCCGGTATCCTTTCAAAGGAAACGGCCATAACGCTCAATCCATTGGTAGCAGACCCGGAAAGCGAACAGCAAAGGATAAAGGATGAGGCGGCGAAGGCACCACAACCACCACCGGTTGTTGTTCCGCTAAAAGTGGAAAAAGCGCCCAGCCAGTCGCAGGCAAATAATTAGCAGGGTTAGGATAAAAGCCGGGCCAGCATTTCTATGTTATCCGGCATTTTTATTTTAACTTTACTCCTCCCCATGACAATACAGCAATTCCTTTATGAACGCTCTCAGCGGCCGACCTTTTTGGCTGAGGATATTTATAAGGAATTAAGGAGAAAAGACGCATTAAACCCGACCTACAGCAAAGACCTGATAACCGTTATTAATTACCTGCAGGTAGAAGGCGCCCGGTTCCCGGCAGAGCAATTGCGCTGGCTGACCAATAAGATTGTTGAAATGGCAAGCGATTATGTGATGGAGAGAGAGCGGCAAATGGCAGTGGTAAAGATGGCGGCTATGATGAATAAGGCGTTGCCGCCGGCAGATGAGCGGTATATTGATTATGAACAAAGTGAAAATAAATGACGAAGGAACAATTTATAGCCGAAAAGCAGGTAAAGATTGATGCTATTATTAAGCAGCAAAGTGAATTAATCAATCGGGCCCAAAGCCTGGTTAATGAAGATCCGGTAAGGGGTATAAAAATTATGGCTGTATTCCGCTCATTGGAAGTATTAAAAAACCGGATAATTAAGACCCGATATCTGCCAAGGGGCGACGAAGGATTAGTGCCTACAAAATAATTCAACTTAGCGTGCGGTATTGTCGAAAGACACCACATATTGTGGCCAATAAAACGGGTTACCGACATTATTTACAGCAGTTTCAGCAATGAGCCGCTTTTTTATTTATCCTTCTCCCCGTTTGATTTGATACTAACGCTAATACAGCATTGAATTATGCCAATTAATACAAGCCAGCCCCAGCCTTTAACTCCGTTATACATAAGGAATGTGAGGCAACTAACAGTAAAGGCAATTGAGATAAGAAAAATAGAGGCAACAAGGGTTTCTTTCATGCAGGCTTATTTTGAATTAATTCTTTAATGAAATCCCAGATATCTTGAAATAATGCCCGGACACCAAAGCCGATATATCGGAAGTATATGAAGGCACATGTCGCAGCCACTACAGTAGCCAACCATTCAGGCATGTTGCTGGCGTTATTCATGCTGATTTCCTTTGTTGACGAAGTTTTTTAAAATGATCGGCAGGATACTTGTATTTCTTGATAACCCAATCTTCAAGTATATTCCTGATCAAGTGTTGCGTGGACCACTCCAGCTCCGACGCTGACATTTGCAAATGACTGGCTACCGGGCCAAGTCTTAACGGGGTAGGCTTTTCGCCAATAGAAGAACTATTTTTCATTCGTAAATTTTAATGGATGCGATTACGCAATCAAATGAAGATTCACGTTTACAAAGGTAGTAAATGGTATACAATAAACAGCCATATCGAAATTTCAAATATATTTTTACTACCGAAATAATTTCCACACAAGGTTAATAACTCACTAAAAATATTTCTTATGCCTCTCGCACTCACAATCACAACTGAAGAAAAAATTCATGTTAAACTGGCCCCGGTAACAGCTACCGGTGGCGCTGCTGCTTTGGATGGCGCTCCAAAATGGACAGTAGTATCCGGCAACGGCACTGTAGTTCCTGACGCTGATGGCCTTGGCGCATTCTTGGTAAGCACTGATGCAGTAGATGGTATCGACACTGTTTACATGGTTGATGCAGATGCCGATTTGGGCGCAGGCGTTACAGATTTACAGGATACCGTAACCTTAACAGTTACCAACGCACAGGCTAAAAGCCTCGGCCTGGTTGCTGATGCAGCAGTTCCAAAAGTTTAAATAATATGGGCGGCTAATAACTGCCCTTTAAATATTTCACCATGCAGGTTGATGTTTCTTTTGATTTCGCGAAAGTGTATGATGTAACAAAAATTGATGTTGTTACAGGTCAGGAATTTAAACTACTGACAGATTCTACCGATCCGGAAGCAGAATGGTTTTCAAGCAACGACCCCGTATTGGATATTACTGTAACTGGAAGCAATGCACAATTGAAAGCCGCTAAACCCGGCAAATCAATCATATTGATTTTAAACGCTTCACAGCAGGTACAGAAAAAACTTACTATCACCGTTGTTGATGAAATTAAAGAGCCGGCAGCGGACTTGGGTTTATCAGCGGGTGAGCCGGTAAGTAAATAGTTTGGTGCATAAATAGCGCCCACTAAAGAGTAAACAGTTCTTAATTATATGAAAGAGAAGTTAATCGCAGCGATAAAGGCGAAGCACCCGGCTTTAAACCTACGCACGAAAAGGTTAGATGATTTATCAGCTAAACTTGAAGCAAAAATTAAAGACGAATCGGAAATCGAAACGATTCTTGAGACTTACAGCGACTACATCATAGACATGGCGAAAGCCGACGATAGAGTTTATGCTGCAGAAGCCAAGCTGAAGGCTCTAAAAACTCCCCCAAAAGAAGAGGAAAAAATTGAAACAGGCGCAGATGCGCCACCAGTTGATGATACTCCGGCATGGGCAAAAACGCTAATGACAGAGATAAAGCAACTGAAGGCTGATAAAGCGCAGACAACCATTCAGTCTCAGTTAAAAGAAAAATTGAAGGATGCAAATCCTTTGGTGAACTGGGCAGACTGGAAGCAACCGGAAACAGATGAGGAAGTTACGCCTTTCATTGAAAAGGTAACAGCCAAATCAAAAGAACTGGATAAAACATTAACCGAAAAAGGACTGGCTGCATTAGCGGCTCCCAAACAGGGAACGCAATCACCAGCAGGAACACCGACTGTAAGTGCATCGCTGAAACAAACACTGGAAGCGCAGAATAAGACACAGCAGGCAGCGGTGGCACCAGCAAACGGGAAATCTTTTGTAATAAATACACCAGGAACACTTTAACAATAA